AGCTATTACCGCGCGTGAAGGGTTCTGGAAGGGAAGCGTGGAGGGAAGCGTGAAGGGTTCTGGAAGGGAAGCGTGGAGGGAAGCGTGAAGGGTTCGTAAATAATAGATCAACGCCCTATGAAACGAAGTGGTAAGAATACTTTACCAAATCTCCAAAAACCATAGATCGGACAACCCTCAGGCACCCGTCAGGGCATGTTAAGGGATTTAGTATCCGCCGCATTGCCCTTGTTTCTAAGGGTCAAACGCCTAATGGTGACGCAATTCGGTGACGTGAAGGGTTCTGTGGAGGGTTCTGTGAGGGTTTCGAGGGGGGGTGGCGGGGGGTCGCGCGTATCCTCTCTATCAATCTCTGGGACTCACATTTTTGTTTCAAAACCATATGGGTATTGACAGGGTTGACCGAGTGGGCGTCAGCCCATGAGGGAGACCCTGAAGAGAGTGCAGGACAAGATGAACACTCTGAACATTGAGCCACCAACATGGACTTAACATAGTGAGCTAGGGGATGATGATGATGATGGTCTTCCCCTCAGCATGAGGCTGTAAGGTGACCCTTAACGAACACTCTGAACGGTAGACCCTTAACATACACCTTAAGGTAACCCTAACATAGCCCTTAGGCATTAGGGTGGGTGAATTATAGGTGTCTGTAATCATTGGTTCTTTTAGGTGTCTATTTAGGTGTCTGAGTAGGTGTCCTTGGGGGTCTATCTCCTCCTTCGTTAGAAGGGTGACAACCCCCGAAGGGTCACGTTAACAGGCCTGCTGTTTGGATGCCCAGACGTGCAGCCCTACGGAACGCTGAGAGGTCGCCTAAGCCCTCTCCTGTGGCTGTGAAGGCCTGAGGGACCGTATCGAACCCAGCGGCCCTGAGAGAGGCTCTTTGGGGGCTGTCCGGTGTGATAGAGTGGAACTCGTAGGGGATGCTCAGGACGTCGAGCAGGACTTTGAGTTCAGTGCATGCAGGGCACCCCTCAGGGTAACCCCACACTTGGATTGGTTGGTTCTTCATTGTAGTGTTCCGAAAAAAAGCCCCGCACAGCCCCAGAGGGAGCCATACAGGGCGGTTAGGTTGTCGTGGCTACCTCAGCTTCGCGAAACGCTTAACGCGCCTCCCAAGGCCTCCACGGGCTTCTTTCATGAACTCGGCAAGGTCTTTGTTGCGGAGTTTCTCTTTGTGCTTCTCATAGCTGTCCTCAGAGTTCTGAGACATCTGCTCGACCCAATAGGCCACAGCCATGCTCAGGGCATCCAGACGGTCATCGTGAGGAAGACAACCACGATCACGGGTGAGGCGTGTCATCTGCCAGAAGAGGCTGTAGGCGGCGCTAGAGGCTGTCTCGTAGTCTTTGTTGATCAGACCCTCATCAACCACCAGACGGTGCCCCTGAAGGACAGGTTCGAGGGTGTCAGCGATACGGACTTCCTTCTGCTTCGAGTGAGTGACTTCCTCAACCTGACAGAGGTATTTGCCCCGCTTGAGAGCAGCCTGCAGGAGCTTGGCGAACATGCCGCCACCGAAGTTGCCTTCGACGATGATCACATTGACCTTCTGCTGCTTTGCCACGGCGACGATCTTGTCGAGCGTTTCGTCCTCATAGCCGCCTGTCAGGCCACCCTGCGCCGTGAGGAACAGTGTGCCGCTCAGGTGCTTCACCACAGAGTATGCTGTTTCATCGTTACCACGGCCCGAGGGGTCGATGGACATGACTGCACCCTGATACGGAGAGAACTCCTTCGAGGTGAACATGGGGCGATAATACTTGTCCTGCGGAAGGCCACAGATATGGACACCCTCAACCGTGTATTCAGGTGACCCTGCCCATGCGATGGAGACAGGAGCCTGACGTGGGTCGAGAGGCATTGTGATGAGGTCAGAGAGCTTGAGTGGGAAGCGGTTGCTGTCGTCCAGTGCTGTGTTGAGCATGAACTGCAGCGCGAAGCCTGCCTTGCCGTAGGACCGCTCACGTTCCATGAGGTCTTCGTCAGAGAAGCGCTTAGGGTCCGTGGACGTGCCGACTGCCTGACCGCGCTCCATCAGGTTGTAGATGAAGGGCGCAAGCTGACCGTTGTAGATGTCAGGGTTCTCAGGGACGCGGGCTGGCCAGATGCGAACAATGTAGCCACGCTCAGGGAGCTTAGAATACATCGTCATGGCTGTCTGAGGGGTGCCAAGGTAGGTGACGATGCCGTTGGGCTTAAGCACAGCGTCGAACTCTTTCACGGCCTCTGAGAGGCGTTCCCTCGCGGCCTCTGTTGCAGAGTTGTTCAGGGACTCGACGTCATCCGCTAGGATTTCGTGGGCACGAGAACCAGCAAGCTGCCCGAAGATACCGACAGACTTAACTGAGGGGTCTTTAGAGGCGCGGCTTGGGCCGACGTCAAAGGACACGTTACTGTCTCGTTGATCGCGCTGAGGGATGAGGTGTTGCAGGATAGGCATCTCGTGGATGAGACGCTTCACAAACTTGGTGAAGTCATCTGCATAGGGCTTGGTAGCCGACACAACCATGATCTTCCAATCAGGGTCGCAGTAGAGACGCCAGCAGACGAAGGCCGCATAGACCCATGTCTTGCCGACACCCCTGAACGCTTGGATCATCTTACGTCGGGGGCCGTGCTGCATGAAGTTGGCGAGGTCATACTGGACAGGTGTGGGTTCGGGGAGGCCGAGGTGCTTCCAAACCACCCAGAGGAACTTTCTGAAGTCCTTCTTTAGGGGGTTTTCTTTGCGTTCCTCACGCCGCTTCACCTGCCGAGAACGACCATCGTGGTCACTTTCGGGTATCATTGAATTGTCCTTATGTTGTGAAAAGCAAAAAGCTCCGCGTTAGCAGAGCCTTGTGGTTGTCACTTCATGTGGTGGATGAGGTGCCCCCCGAAGGGGCTGCCTCTTAGTTTGCGTAACCGTAGCGCGGGTCAGTGTCGTCGTCCTCGTCAAAGGATGGGACACCTTCCAGTGCGTCTTTCAGGTTCGTGTTCCGAGCCGAGCCAATATCGGCAGTGATGTCGTTGTCCTTGAGGAACTTGATCGCTGCGGAGATGTAGGCGGCAGGGGCAGGCTCACGGCCCATCTCTTCACCTGTCTCTTTGTTGAAGACAGGGAAGCCGTTCTGGATGATGTCAGCCAGCTTGGTTGCGGTGAGCAGATGGAGCGTGTCCATCATGTCGTCAGTTGCTTTGCTCATTTTATACCCCGAAGAGTTGGAAGAAAGCGTCGGCCAGTGGGGCCAGCTTGCTTTGGGTTAGTGTGAGGAAACTCGCGATAGCCAGCGTGAAGCCAGCCACCTTAAGGCGGTAGCGCTCAAGCGCCCCGATACGATCTTCCAGTTTCTCGAAGCGCTCGTCTGTATGCTTCTCGTTGGCAGCGAAGCGCTCATTCATTTCAAGTTGGGAACGAAGCAACGCTTTCACGTCGCCCCGCACTTCCCCGAAGATCACCAGAAGGTGTGCCTCGTTGGTGGGAGGGGTTGTCATTAGGTGGTCTCCAAGGGACGCAGCAGGATTTTATGGCCCCGCCCGTCAAGTTCGTTGAGTTCGATCAGGTTCGGGAAGCGTTCGCACCACGCCTGAAGCTGGTCTGTGGCAGCGCCGTAGATGAGGACATACTTGAACCCCCGCTTTGGGCATTCAGTGTCACGTTCGGCCAGCAGGCGGGAGTGCATCCCCTGCCCCCAGAACTCGCGTTCCAGATAGATGTGGCAGGCAAGAGCAACGTCGCGCTGGGCAACGCCCTTCTTGGCAACCGCGAGCTTGACCTTAAGGTCCGTGTCGTAGGCTGCGAGAGGGGCTGTGACGATGGAACCGATGATGCGCTCACCATCCTTTAGAAGGGTGATGAACGCGCCTCGTTTGGCCCGAGTTTTGAGGGAGGTTCGGACGTGGTCAACGTCGTCACCCACGGCACGGTTCCCAAGCTGCGCGATCTCATCGAACAACTCAGGAACCTCAGAGAGGGTGTGCTGGGATGCTGTGATCATGTCGCTGGCACCGTGATGGAAAAGAGTTCATCCATGTCTTGCTCGGAGAGACCCAAGGCTGACAGGAAGGCGATCTCTTGTTCACCTGAACGTGCCCATTCGGCTGTGTGGTAGAAGAAAATCTTCACACCACCCCCAGCGCTCTTAGCCATTGCTTCGGCTGTGTCGTAGAGGCCAAGGGCATCCAGACCTGTCATGAGCATTACAGCGTCGAGGACGGTCTCTTTACGGGCGTCTTCAAGGGTCCGCCCAGGCATCACCGGAGTAGGAACCTCAGTCAGGTAGTAGTCATCGTTTGACCAACTCGCGTCGGCACCAAGAACGAAGTCGCCACTTGGCAACTCGAAACGCTGCAGCGATACGGTGTAGAGAACTGAACCGTTACCACGGCTTGTGAGATTGTATTGCATAGCTGTTAAGCTCCAATGAGAATGAGTAGATGTCGGGTCTTGTCACAGGGCGCTGATGTGGTCGTGAAGTGGACCGAGGACTCAACACCTTCCATATGGTTGATCATGACCCGTGTGCGGTCTGAGTTAGACGCCAAACTCCCCACCGCTGCCTGCCCATCCACGGTAGCCGAGAAGGCCGCGATAGACCCGTCATCATCCAGCTTCATGGACGCCAGAAGAGGGAGACAGGGCTTTGGCCAAGCAGATATGTCAGTGGTCGCATCATATACGTCGGACGCGGACTGAGAACCGAGAGTGCGGACGACAGGGTTTGGTATGGGTGTTGTGCAGCGGAAGACAAGAACACGCTTCACCGCAAAGCCGCCGCCGATAGGGGTGCCATTATCCGAAGGCGAGAGAACCTTATAGCTCACCCGACCAAAAGCGCGGTAGTAGTTGGTGGTGGTGGTCTTGCCATCAAAGGCGGACTCCTCTCGCACCTGTGTATGATATAGCAGGTCGACTGAGGCGGCTTTTGCAGGTGTGCTTAGTGAGGTGCGATAATCAGATTCTAAGACAATCCCAACATCCCCCTCTTGCAGCCCTGTGGGGTAGTTATCGACGGTGGATGCATAAAGCTCCCACTTCCCCCCTGTAGAGGGGGAGAAGACAGGTAGTAACATTTTGCGTTCCTTATTGCAGGGCCACCACATGGGCGTGGCGGGTGAATGACAAGTTGGTGATGTAGATCAAGAACTCGTCTGTGGCGGTTGTTGTAAGCGCATCGCCTGTGACGCGCGTGAAGTTGTTGAAAGTGACAGCACCCGCTCCGGTGTCGTTGTAGATACGCAGAACGAATGAGACACCCTCGCTCAGGCTAGGCATGCTCAGAGTGAATGCGCCGCTGTTCACGACAGAACCGTAGTTGCCAGCCATGTAATCCAGCGACACAATCCCACTGCTCACGTTACCGAAGTCGTGGTAGCTGGCTGCGAAGCCGCCTGTCAGGTCTCCACCGGATGAACGCACCCACCGAGCATCGCCCTTTTCGCGGGTCGCGATGGTGTGGCCCGATGCCATCCCTGTCCCTGCAGCCCCAACCGACGCTATCTGTGTGTTGCCTGCATCACGGAAGATGAGCGGGGTGGAAGCAATGTCGGAGCGCTTCAGGTTGATATAGGACGCCGCACCTGTGGCCGAGAAGGTGATGTCGGACGCAACTGAGTTACCGAGGGTGTTGTTGTTATCCCCCAGAGTAACAGGACCAGTGAAGACAGCGCCACCTGCCAGAGAAGCGAAGCTGGCGGGGTCGAATGTCGCAGCCGCCGCCGCTGACGCAGCAGCCGCATCCTTGTGGTCCTGCGCTGTATTGCGATAGACAAGGGAAACATCGCGAGCGGTCTGCGCTTCGTCCTTATATCCAGCCGCAGCCACTGAGTGATTAGCCGCAGCGTCCTGATAGCCTTGGGCCAGATCGCGGTAAGATGCTGATTGCACCTGCGCGGCAAGCGACTGATCACGATAAAATTGGGAGTCAGAGGCGGCGACCACAGCCCCGGCCTCGGCAGTTTCAGCCGAACCTTGAGCCGCTTGTGCGGCGTCCCGCGCAGATCGGGCTTGGACGACAGAAGACTGCACGTCATTCTCAACCCACTGCTTGTTTACAGCGTCCCGCCCCTGAATGGGGTCGCCTACGTCAGCGATGCGCCGGAAGCTGGCCGAGTATGCGCCTGTCTCGTCGAGGATGAGGCTGGCACCTGCAGCATCCAGTGCTTCGGCGGCGATGTGGATTGCCTGCATGGCTGAGACGTTCAGGTCGTTCGCCAGCAGAATGGAGCCATCAACGAACTGAACAAGACGATCAGGGTCTGTCTCTCGTTTAATGATGATCACATCACCCTGTGCCGCAGGGGCGTCGAGAGTGATCTGATAGGTGTCTGTGAGGGCGAAGCCCACAGGGATGCCTTCGACGAGAACCGTCACAAACGCCTTCGAGAGATATTCAAACTCGAAAGTGTAGATCGTTTGGGTTCCATCGGAGACATAAGTCTTAATGGTATCGGGCATAGGAGTCTCCTGTGGTGACCCCGAAGGGCCACCGTGGGGGGTTATTGTGAGTATTTGGGAAGGTCAGCCGTGAGGGCTTGGATACCGTTGCGGATGACAAAGGCGTTGTTGAAGAAGAACGAACGGGCGACTGCCTGAGCGTCCCGCTGACTGAAGTCATAGTCGGCGTTGGTCAGTGACGCAGTGACACCGTTAACGGCCTTCTGAGCGTTCATGATGAAGTCCAGTGAGGGGTTCATGCCCTGCCCTACCAGACCCGTGCTTTGGCCTGACGTCCGGTAGGAGAACACAGGTTCAAGACCACGAGCTTCGCGGTAGGTGTCGAAGACAGTCGGCAGGAACGAAGAGAACCCAGCCCGTTGGAACGAGGCCTTAGCGATCTCTTCAGGTGCCAGACGTTTCTCCAGCCACTCTTCCTTGTCAGCTTTACCCTGAGCGTTGGCTACCTGCTGACCTGCATAGAACAGGCCACCAAAGAACATCGACGCCGCGAAGGACGTGAATGTTTCAATGTCGCGGTGGTAAATACCGGACAGGAGTTGCTTGGTGTAAGCCGCAACCATGAAGGAGCGGAACTGCATCATCGTCTTGCCCATTTCATAGGACATGAAGTTAGGCATGTTGCCCACATCGTTCTCTTGGATCGACTTCTTCGCCCAACGGTCAACACCATTGATGAAGGCGTTCTTGGCGTCGATGTCGTCCCACTGGTCGATGTTGATACGCTTGACCTTACGGCCCAGCATGCCCTTGGTTTCATCCACCTTGGACAGCAATTGAGCGTTGATGCGCTGTGCCATTTCAGGGGAGATACCCATGACAGCCATCCGCTTTGAGTTGATCTTGCGACCACCATTGGCGTTGTCCATGAACCGCTGAACAAGAACCCGAGAGTTCATGCGTTGCAGGACCATGTTGACGTGCGCCATACCGGACGTGACAGAGGTGACTTTCTTGCCCTGCTCAAGCCCATAACGGACCTTTTGCAAACCCGAAGTGCCTGCTTCAAAGGTGCCACCGTGGGCATCGTCAAAGCGCACCGTAGGACTGTGGCGGGTCAGGTCAGTGCCGAACCCCCAGATAGCCTCAATCTCGTTGAAGAAGTCATCTGAGAACTCACCCTTACGGGCAGCCTGAAAGACCTTGCGAAGGGCTGGCATGTGCTTGATGAGGTTTCGAACCCCACCGTTGCCCAATACCGTGCCGATCTCAGCCAACTGAGCGACACCCAACTGGCCACCAATCCGCAGGAAGTTGTAGTCACGCAAGATTTGCTGTGCTTCACGGAACCCTGTAGGTGCTTCGATGGACTCCCCTTTAACAGCCTTGTAGATGTTGTCGAGGCGACGGAACTCTGCAGCCTGTTTGGCTTGGTCGAGCTTTGAGTTGTCCGCGATGTAGCCCTTCACAGTTTCCCACGAAGGGGCATGCCCAGGCATGTCGCCATTAGGCCCACGCACCTTGAACTCGCTGAGTGCGCTTTCCAAGTGCCCTGCCCCGAGGACGGAGCGGGTGTAGTGGGTGAACAGTTGCTCAACATCACTTTCGATGATGTCCTCAATGCTCAGGGTCTCTTTGCCACCATCTGGACGGATGATGTTGATCTTCGTGGTTTCATCCAGATCAAGACGCCATTTGGCGCTGCTCATGCGGCCCTCAGTTCCAGCGTCACGGGTATGTGCCACCTTGGTCACGATGTTGTGGATTTGATCTGTTTGCATCCCTGCATCCAGAAGCATCATCTCCAGCGTCTCGGTGTCCTGACCACTCAACGCACGGCCCATGTCAAACGAGCCATACTTCCGGCTGCGAACAGATGTGAGGTAGGCGTGTGCAATCTCCAAGGCGTCCTCGTAGCCGAGAGCCTCCGTCGCTGCGTGACGACCTGTGCCGCCATTCCGCCACTTCTTGTTCGAGTCCATGAGGGACCGAGCAACAAGCTCATTCATCTTGCCCATGCCTTTGCCGTGGCCGAACATGGTGTCGTAACGCTCGACGAGCTGGTCTAGGCGCTCAATCCGGTGGCGACGTGTCAAGAAGTTGTAGTTGTCCTTGATGTCGTTGAAGCCACGGATGTTCTGTTCCCGCCCGAAGTCCAGCATCTCTTTCAGTTGCTTCTTCGTTTGGACAGCCACAGAGCGGATGTGCGGGTTCACGGTGTCGTCGATCTCCCGTCTGACTGCCATCCCTACCTGACGATTGAACTCGCCTCGTGTGGATGGTTTCAGGCGCTGCAGGAGGCCCATGTTCTGTTCTTTCGTCCAGTTCGAGAAAGCATCGTTATAGACGCGATAGAACTTCGCCATGTTTACGCGCATGTCCTTGGTCACGTTCTCAGATGCAGAGCGCGTCAGGACGGTGCCATCAGCGTTGCCCACACCATCTTCAGCCAGCAATCCAGCCAGCTTTCGGGTGACCCCGTTGTCCGACTGCTTGAGGATACCGATGTTGTCGATACGAGCCTTGCCCAACGCGGAACGAGGGGCATTCTCAGCCGCCTCAGCGACCTGTTCAGAGACACTAAGGGCTTTCTGTGAGGGAACCTGCATGGCCCCTGCAGAGGAACCACCAGCGAACCCTGTGTCGCCCTGAGGGACAGCAGCACGAGTGTCAGGAACTTCATCCAGCACACGGTTGAAAGCGGCACCAAGTTGGCGATCTTCATAGGACCGACCAACGGCCCCGAAGGCACCACCAAGGACGAACCCTGCAGCAGCCGCATAGCCAACCCGTTCCCAATCAGCCGCAGGGCTTTGAGATGCGAGATAGCCTTCAAGACCAGCATTGACTGCAGCCGAAGCTGTGCCAGCCCGCAGGAAGCGACCCAAGCGCCCAGCCTTAGAGGCGAGCAGCACCGGAGCCATCGTCCCTTCAGTCGCCAGGGACACGCCGATAGCAACAGGGTCTAGGATTGCCGCACCGAAGCGCAGGCCAACACCTTGCCAGCCCATAGAGTTGAGCTTGACGTCTGTCTGAAAGGACTCGCGAAGGCTGTTCCCAAGCGCCCGAGCATGGGCCTCAGAGGTGGCTTCACCAATCGCCCGCTGATACTCGGCAGGCAGATCGGCAGAGACTTCTTCCCAGAGTTCTTCTGAGATTTGGAAGCCTTCTTCGATAGCAAAGTCTTCCTTGTTGAACTGGCGCATGACGTTGGTTGCAATCCAACCTTCATCAATGGCCATGCCAGCGCCTTCCCAGAGCGAAGGGACTTCAGTGTCCATCCCAGCGGCCTTGCGGTCATGGTTGGAAACGTAACGCGGGAGCGGTGAACTCACCTGCCCCATATCGGCCCCTGTGTAGTTCTCTTCAGGGTTCACGTCTTGGAGCTTGATTTGGCGCTCTACAGCAGCGGGCGCAGGGCCAGCCATAGGGCGACCTGTAGGGGAACCTGACGTGTTCGTCTGCCCAGCATAGTCAAAGTCTCCACCTGAGCGATGCGCTTCGAATGCCTGAGCGACGACGTCAAGGCCCACGCGGGAAGCGTTAAGGCCATCCCTATCGTAATGGCTGCGGCCACGCTTAGGGCCAGTTGCACGAGGCAGGGCGGCCCACTCCATCGACAGGTTGTCCATGAAGGCTTCGTCTGACATTTCGCCAGCGGCCCAGCGGTCATACCCACGACGACGGAGCAGGTGTGTGCCCATGCTGTCCTGAGTTGCCTCGGAGAAGATTTCATCGTCAGACAGGCCCATCTCTTGGACGACTGAGTTGAATGTCTTCGTAATCATTTGGTAGCCGCCAATGGCGACAGACTTGGAACCCTGACGGGCTGCGTGACGCTGCCATGCTTTCACTTCGCCAATGGTCATCTGAGTGACGGGCTTAGGCGGTGCTACGGTGGCGTAACGGGAATAGTCGTTGTAACCTTTGGAGGTCTCAGCGCCTCGGATGAGGTTGAGAAGGGGGTTCTTGGATTGTGTCATGATGTGTCTCGCTAAGGGAGGGCTGACGCCCCCGCCGAAGCAGGGACGTTAGTTATTTGCGGTTGCGGTAGTGCCACTCACCACCGATGACGGACACAGGCAGACCAGCGGCCATACGTTCCGAGCGGTCCATTGCAGACCACTGTTCATAGGTGATGGCATTGCGTTCGATCACTTCGTTGACTTCCGCGAGGATGTCTTCATGACCTTGCTGCAATTGCGACAGGTGCAGGCGGTTGGGGATTGAGCCAGTGTTGTAGATCGGCTCGAAGGTTTCGCGGCTGACGATTGTCCAGTAGTTGGACCCATCAAGCGCAGGCATCATGGTGATGTCGTCAACATCTTCACCAGCCTGTTCAGCGAATGTCTCTAGGGCTGCCTCTGAGAGTTCTTCGAAGTTGGGCGGAAGGTGAATGTTGCGGGTGTTTACAGAGACCCCGTTGATAACCGTGTGGCTATCTTCGTAGGCCTTTACGCCCTGCTTCACAGCATCGCGCATGCCAATGCCCAAGTCCATCTGGACGCGGACACTCTCTTCGATCCAATTGGCGATCTGGGTCGAGTTCTCAGCGCCACTGGCAACACGGCGAACGGCACTATGGAAGCGCTCCCGCTCAACCGAAGTCGAGAGGTTCGTCCGTGGGTTCTTCCGGTCAATGTTCGCGGCCTTGAGAAGGGCATCTTCCTCGGTCCACCCCAGAATGCTCACAAGAGCCTCAGCATCGCGATAGATCGCACCTGCAGTCTGGTCCCTGATGTGCCGATCACGGAGCCGTGGCGTGTCGCCTAGCGCCCGATAGATGGCAAAGCCTGCCGCAGCAGCCTCAGGGATTTCTGTCTTGCCCCCTTCAGAGGTCGCGAGGGTTTCGCTGAGGGTGAGATAGCCGTTGTTCAGGGCATTCTCCCAGACCTGATAGGTGTGGTCGATACCCCACGACGCCAACTGCGCGGCCATGACCTGAGGGACAGCGTCCTTGGCAGCCATTGCGTTGAGTTGTTCGTCAGCCACAAGAGCCAGAGCATCATCCGCCTTAACGGTATGCTCCTTGCCTGTGTAAGGGTCCACGAAGGTTTGGTCGGTAAGCAGATACGCCCTGCCTTCTGTCATCAGGTCCATCGCTGCAGAGTTGATTTCCTGCTTTGTGTTCCGAACGAAAGATGAGCCAGCGCGGTGTCGCTGAGCCGTTTGGTTCTGCACGAGCAGGGACTCATAGGCAGCCTGAGTGATCTGTTTGTCGTCCCGTAGGGTGCCAAGCTGGATGATGTCATCCTCGGTAAGCCCACCGCCC